TGCCATCCCAGGCAATGAACGAATCATTGGTGATTGGCATCAATGTATAAGTTGGATATTCGCGCAGGATCACCGGGAAGGTTACGCCGGTGTAAGAACTGCCCCCCATGCTTACGGTTGTACCGTACTGCCCAATTACCGCATTGATCGGCGAAACCACCGCTTCAAGTAAGTTGCGGTGTACCGGAATTGTTACCGTTGATCCAATGCCCCGTTGCACATCGGCGGTTGCAATGTATGAGTAAAGCCCAACTTGGCAAAAATCACCGGCGCGAACAATGTACGCGGATGAACTCATTGTTGGCAGGCTTCCCAACACCAGGTTTTTGTTTGCACTTGATGTTTGCCATTGGCAAGCGGCAATTGAACCGGTGTTCATATCGCCTTGATACGCAATGTAATTCACCCAACCGGTTGCGCCAAAATTAAGGTATTGGGTAAGTGCCTTATCGTAATAACGCAGGTTTGCCAACACATCGCGGTTTTGCGAATAATAAAGGTACTTCATTGGCGTAAGCGTGAATTGGAACGGAACAACCGTAAGAATTTCGGAAGTGCTAATCCGTTGGTTGCGGCTTAACACTTGCCCAACGAAGCGTTGATCGTTAATGCCAACGCTTTCGGCAATTGCTAGTATTTGGTTCAAACTCATTTAATCACCTGCTTGTTGGCATACTGCGCGCCGCCGATTGGTTCGCCGCATATATGGTTTGTTTATTTTGTGTAAGGAATTGAATTGCGGATTGCGTATCAATTGCCGAAAGGTTTTGCACCACCGGCGCGTTGTAAACCACCGATGGTTGATTGCCCATTACCGTTGAAAGTTGTTGGTTTGGAATTACCGTTCCACCTTGGCGGTTAGGAATGAACAATTCGGGGCCGTTTTCTCCAACCAATGTTGGTACATTCGTGAAACCGCCACCCGCCTTACCTGGTACGGTTGCGCCTGCGCCTGGGAAAAAGAAATTCATTCCCATACGGAACAACTGCATTGCTTGCATCTTCAATTGGATTGCAATCAAATCTTGAATGATTGATTTAGCAAAATCCTTGAACGAAAACTTGCCGGTACGAACGAACGCATCAATCGCGGAATTCATATTCGAAACAACCGCATTAAATGATTCACCGCCAACGCGGGCATAATTTTCCGCATCTTCGGAAAACTGCCGGAACGCCGCGTTCCAACCTTCGGAAAACGATTGTTGGCGGGCGCGTTCTTGTTCAATGTTGCCAATACGAATTTCGGATAAATCTTTTTCCGCCTGGATCATTCCATCAATTTGCGTTTTGGTGGTTACATATTCAGGATTGAAACGATCACCGCCTGATTTTTCCAAGGCTTCTTTTCGTTGTTGTTCCAACTCTAAAAGTTTCTTTTCAAGTGCAAGGCGTTCTTCGGCGATCTTGTAATCAAACGAATTCATCTTGTACCGTTGCCCTTCCAACTCTGCGCGGCGTTGGTTAAAGATTTCCATCTTCACTACATATTCGCCCATCATTTCCATCATTCGCAATTCTTTATCGCGTTGGGCATTTATGTAATCGCGATCTTGTTTTTCTTTTTGATTTGCGGCTTCAACGGCAACGCGATAACGCATTTCAATTGCGTTACGCATTTCGGAACTAATGTTGGCTTTGGAAAGGGCTTCCGTTCTTTCTGCCTGGGCTTTTGCAATTTCTTCTTCGCGTTTTACTTGAATTTCGCCCAACTTTGCTTCAATTGGTTTGCCTTCCAACTCCCACATCCGGTATTCGCCCCGGCGTTTATCCAACTCCAAAAGTTTTTTGCTTAATTCAACTTTGGCGCGTAGTGCGGCGGCTTCATTGCTTCCGCTTGCACCACCGCTTGCACTTGCACCGGTTCCGCCACTTGCGGAATCTTCTTCGGCGGATGCGGCGGCTTCTTCGCTTTGATCGTCAAATATTTTTTTAGCGGCAAAGTACGATGCCAATGCCGCGCCCGCCATCGCGATACCCTTCACGCCCTGGGCGGATTGGATTGCAATGCCCAGGCTTGCGGTGGTTTTCAATGCGGCGTTTAATGCTTTGAATACGGCAACCAACTTAAACATTCCGTTAAGTACGGCAACGGAAGTAACTGCAACCATCGCGGCTTTGAAAGTGTTTACATTAACCAGGGCTTCGCCGCCGGAACTGCCGGTGAAGGGCGATAAGAAATCCGCAATGGCAAGTTTCAGGTTGTTATATGTTGCATCCAGGGCATCACCCAATTCCGCCAAACGCTTCATGGATTCTTCTTGGCGTTTGAATTCGGCACTTGATTTGCCCAGGGCTTCGGCGATTTCTTCCACCGATTTACCCAAACCGGCTTTGCCCAGGAATTCTTTTACCGCCTTGATGCGGTCATAAGTGTTTCCAATACTTGCAAGCCCTTCATATACGCGGCGGATTGCTTGATCCGGCGAAAGGTTTTGCAACTCGCGGAAGGAAATGCCCAATTGTTCAAACGAAGCAATCGCGGAATCATTACCTTCCTGGGCGGCGGAAATCTTGGAAAACATGGTTCCCAAAATCTTGTTGGCATCTTCCGCCTTACCGCCCGACATAACAATCGCTTTTTGGAATTGCAGTACGCGGGCAATACTCAAATCGTAAGACTTGGCAAGATCATCCACCTGCCCCGCCATATCCATCGTTGCCTTCGCCAATATGCCCATCCCGGCAAGGGATAGACCCATTGCGCCACCCAGGGCGTTAAAGGTGTTTTTTAGGTTTTTAAGATCAATGCCCAGGTTGTTAAACGAACCTTGCAAATCTTTGGCTTGTTGTTTCGCCTTGGCGGTTGCCTTATCCCAATCAACCGTTACCAAACCCAACTTAACCGATAGTGATCCAATTACTGCCATGATTAACCGCCTTTACCTTTATTCTGCCCCCAATTAACTTCCGCCCAAATTGCTTGCCCCAATCGCGCAATCACGCGATCCGTATTGCTTGAAAGGGCAGGGCGTAAGAATGGGCGGGCGGGTGTTCGGGCATTGCCGAATTCCTGGGAAATTGGGGCGCGGCTTTTGTTTGCCCAAGTTGCCTGCAATCTTCCCTTTTTGTTTACCACGAAGTTTTGAACCGAATCTTCGCGCAGGGTGGAAGCGGTTACCCGCGCCATAAACATTTCCCCGGCATATCGGTTCGAACTCTTATCGCGCCCCTGGGGGCGGTGTACGCGCAAGTAAATGCGTTCGGATGTTTCGCCCGTATCTTTAGGGGCAAACGATTTGGCATCCTGCAATACCGGTTCCATCGCCCAGGCAAGTGCCTTGCGCCAAATGCGATCCGTTTTGCCTTTGCCGATTTCTTCTTCCAATTCGCCCATCTTGGCGAACAATTCTTCGAAACCTTCAACGCGGAATTCGGCGTTACTCATGCCTTAAACCTTTCCTTGTTGAACCCCTTGGCTTGCGCCATGAAACCCAAAAGGTTTGCGCTTACTTGTTCTTCGGGGGTTGGTTCGAAATCGGGATTGATTAGGTATTCATTGATCCAAGGGAATATTTGTTCAACGCGGTATGCGGGCGCACCCTGGGGGCGTATGTAATTGAACAAAGCGGTGGTAATCGGTGCTAGTGCATCGAAGATCGCTTTGTTGCCCAACATTCCTTCCGCATACATGATTTGAATATCCCCGAATAATTCTTCATCCAATGAATCAACATATTGTGTTGTATGTCCGTTAAAAACCATTGCCGCCGTTACTTGGCGGCGCAGGCTTCTTCTTAATTTTTTTTTACTGTCTTGTAATCCGGCTTAATCGAATTCTCGATTGCCTTCAAAATTTCTTGCACCGCAAATTCCGGGAATTCTGCGGTTATTTCTTCGTAAGTTTCGGTTACCGGTTCGTTGGTTTCTGAAACTAACAGGTGGAAATATTCTTCAACCCTAGTTTCTTCGATTGCCGCAAAATTGGCAATCTGTTTAACGGATTTGCCATCAACAATAAGATCATCTTCCAAAACTTCGATTGCTTGGCGATCCTTGTTAATGGCTTCCAGGAATTCTTTGCCGCCTTCTTCCAGGGTTTTACGCAAAGGCGCGGCGAACTTTTCGTAAATCTTGGCAACGCGATCTTCGGAAGGGTTCACGATTTTTGCGGTGATTTCTTCCATTTCCTTTTTCAAAGGAACGCGAACGCGAATATCAAACTTCACATCGCCCAGGTCAACGGTTACCCGTTTGATCTTGGATTGATCCGCAACGATTTCGTACGATTTGCCTAGTTTGTTAGCAAGTTTTCCCATTATTCTGATCCCTTAACAATCTTTGAGTAAATGGCATTATTCAGGCGAACGGCGTAATCCGCACATTCTTCCGGTGTCATTTTGTCAGCGTGGTATTTGGCGATTTCATACGCGATATGAATCCCGGCAAGGCGTTGTTGCGGGAAGCCAAACCAATTTTTCTGCCCGGTATTGAACTGCGTTACCAGGAAGGTTAAGAGTGCTTCCGAATTGTTCGGAAGTTGGGAAGGTGTAAAGGTAGTATTGTTTTGTGTCATATTTTGTAAAAAAGCCCCTGGGAAGGGGCTTTCCTGGTTAATTAACTGTTAGACCAACCATAAGCGTTTCCGCCGGTTGGGTGAAGCGTGAAGATAAACTTACCTTCCGCGCCTGGGCTTAAATCCCATTGCAAGCCACCAACGCGGGCGTTGAAAGCGTACGCAACGGTATCAGTACCATCGTAAGCGGCGATCACATAAGTACGGATGATCGTACCGTTGTAACCGTCATCACGAATAAGAAGTTGGGCAGGATCGGCAGGATTCCACGCGGCGGTAATGGTTAGCGAAGTAACCTGGTTTTGCGTGGTGATTTTCGAACCCGTACGCGCACCGGCAACAGAGTATGCGGCGAACGCATCATCCGCACCGAAGGCGGGGATGGCTTCAACCGGAACTTGAATACCGGCAGTACCTAGACCGCCTGCGGCAGTACCAATGATCGTTTCAGTATCCGCCCAAGTACCCAATTCTGAATCGGTGAAAGCGGTTGGATTTGCACCGGTTTGTGTCCAAAGGGTTGCAACATAACCCGGAAGAATTTTGTTAATAAGTGCCATTTTTCAATTCCTTTTTGAAAGTGTTGAACAAAAAATTCTTGTCATGTTGGTAT